GTATCTTATAGTTTTACTATAAGTTGGTGCTGCCTCGTCCATCTTTTATCTTTCAAATTAAGTTTTCTTTAAGTCATCTTTAAGTTATCTATAGAGGGAAGACCTTTTCTTCCCCTCCCCCTATAGTGCAACCTAAAAGATTATTCTTAAAAGGAACTGGCACAGGTTCCTCTATAATTTCACCATTTAGTTTGTGTTGTTTCTTTAGGTTTACCTGTAAGGACTGCAAATCCTAGACCTGCCATGTCTTTCATTCGATTGACTTCATCCATCAGAACTTCTTCTCTTCTACTTTGGATTTTGTGTTCTGCATCTTGTGCCATAGCATCTACCCAGTATTGGACTGCCATAGCTAGAGCATCTAGCCTGTCATCGTTTGTCAGTGCGCCTCTATCGTTTGTGATGCGGGTCATCTGATACATAAGCTGATATCTGAGTGCCTGTTCTGGTGGTAGGTTCTGACAGCTATCGTAGTCTTGTTGTATGACCTTCTTGTCCACTACAAGTCTGTGCTGGTTCATCACAGGTTCTAGTACATCGATGATGCGCTTTTCTTTTTGTGTGTTGTGTCTGACTTCACTCATAGTCACTGGATATATCTTACCTAAGACAGGCAGCATAAGCTGATTGAACATCCCATCACCAAAGTTACTCTCAACGATTATCTCATTGACCTCTTCTTCCTTGGCGATGACTGCTAGTTTCTGCAGTGCCTCTTCAGTATATCCACCAGCTACACCACCACACCTTCTGACATACAGATACCCATTGAGCATCTTGACCACTGCATATCCTGTCTCATCCTTACCGCGACCTGACGGGTCAATAGACATTACAGAACCTGAATACTCTACAAAGCTGTCAGGTAGGAACATTGGTTTGTGGTAGTGGTCACCATTGAATGCCACATTGGGCAGTTCTTGTATTATGTGTTGGTCATCAGATGCCCATAAGACCTTCTCAGGGCCGCTGTGAATGGGTATGTCCATCACCACTAGGTCACCTACCTTGAGAGGGTATCTCTCTGCGTCAGAGAGCCTTGTATCGAGCATGAACTGCAGTGAGAAACCTGACCTACCATAGGATGCTTCTCGTTCCATTAGGTCAAAGTCAGAGAACCTGTCAGGGTCTGTAGATTGCCCTAGTAAATCCTTGTCGTTTTCCAGCCTACTTACAATCAGTGGGGCAATCTTATCGCCATATCCGATCATCTGGTCTTCTGATGGATACCTAGCTGGCCAGATGCGTAACTCATAGCCACGATCTGGTAGTTTGTTGTAGAGGCTTTCTTGGTTTTGTGGTGTTCCGAGATAGATGATACGTCCATCTGGTTTCAGGATAGCATCAAATTCTTTCACAGCCTCTGACAGCTTGTCCCTCATGCCTTGGGTTGCACTATTGTTAGGGACTTCGATGTCATCAGCAATCAATACGTCAGCCCTAGACCCAGCAAGTTGCCCTGTGACACCTACAGATTTCACTGAGGGTGCGTGAGAGGCTGCTGCTGGTCCTACATCAAAGGATATCCTAGATTGTCTCTGGTCCTCTGAGGGTATCAGGTGGGCCAGTACAGGTATCTCTTTGAGTAGGCGTAGGGTGAACGTAGTGAAGTCATCAGATCGTGTTTTAGATGCTGATACCACTAGGATGTTTAGTTGTGGGTTCATGTACAGCAGCCACACCACATAGGCTGAAGTAATCCATGACTTCCCTACGCCCCTGAATGCCTCAATGATGCTACGCTTGGGGCCATGCTGCACGTATTTCGCAATGTCATACTGTACATCTGTAGGTTTCGGAAGGTTAAGGTGGTCCCACACAACAAACAGGAACTTCCTGAAGTCTGTTAGTGGGTCTTTCTCTACAGGTACGCCAAGAGAGGTTGTTTTGTTAAACATCTAGTGGCGCATCTCATTCATATCTGTGTCATCATCATTGAAGTCTGGCAGTGTCTTAACGAGGTCTGCCAGTGGCGAGTTTTCTACAGCCATGCCTTCGATATGGTTGTCTTTAAGAAACTGTCGGGCAACATTAAGGTCACCAGCTTTGACATCGGGGTCTTTCATCCTGTCAATCAAAGTTTCTGCCAGCATCTTGTGCAGACTTTCCATTGCATCTTTTGTTGCAGTACTCATTTAGCTATGCCTTTCATTTTCTCAAAGCTGCGTAGTCCAGCCATGCCAAGCATTGCGAATACCAGTTCGAATAGTTTGTCTGTGGGAAACACTGGGAGAAGGCTTGTAGGGTGCCCTAGAAGCACAGCTATCCATTGGGCTAGGGGGTTACCCATGAAGGCCCAGAAGACCCCTAGAGCGCACACCCAGCCTATCGCAGGACGCCATCCAGCTACGAACACCGATCTGTGTGCTGCTTCTACTTTGTTGGTTTCTGCTTGTGCCAGATTGACTTCATTGGCTGCTTTAATCAGTTCCAGTTCGATGACTTGTTTGGCCTTCTCAGCCGCATCTTTATCTGGAATAACTTTATCGACCACTCCCATTACTTGTGGAAGTAGTGCCGTTATCAGGTTCATCATGTTTGTTAGTTCCTACTATAAGATAATTAGCAGAACAGTAGCCACGATTGCCAACACCAAGATGCCTATCAGGACACTGGAGCCAACCACTGCCATATCTCCAACCAGTTCTGCTTTCTCTTCAGCCTCTCTGCGCTTTGCTGCAGCACGGGCCTTCTGTTCAAGTTGAGCATCCCGCTGCAACTTTACGATATCTTGCCACGCATAGAAACCGAAACGGCCTATAATTAATGCCTTCACCTCGGCTATATGCTCGGCAGCAAGTTGTTGATTTATAACAATTTCTGTTATTGATTGGCCTTCTTTACGTGCCTTACGCTCTTCTATTTTAAGCTGTTTACTACCCTCAAAAAGGTCATCGATTTGCTTTGCGACACTTGAGATATCTTTAGCAGTACCAACAGTCTTTTTAAGAAATTCAACAGACTTAGTTATCAGGGCGATGCCCGTTAGCACCTCTGCCACTACCATAATATATTCCTGCTGTTAATTCTTTGTGGCGATTGCTTCCACTGCGCCTCTAATTGCCTTTATGTTTTCATCAATACGCGCCAAGCTGAGTGCTTGGTCATGCACTGCATCCTCTAAAGATGAGACACGTAATTGCATCTCTCCGATATCTTTGCGGTTCTCTTGGATGTCTGACATCATCATTGAGACTGTCCAGACTATCGCTGCGCCTTGTACTACAAGACCAAATATTAGTGGGGCATGAGTTAGTTTTTGATCCATTTAGTACACCTTAAATTCTTCTAAATTAATATATTTAGGAACACAGTAAGCTGTCCCAAAGTGCTTTGAGTTATCTGAGAGACCATACCTTCGCACGGTCTCCCTCGCGTAATAATTACACGTTTCTATTTTTCTGAAATGCATGGGGGGTTCTATGAGATTGCCACCCACGTATAGCATGAGGGCAAACACATGGGTCATGTTGTTAGCTTGGTGGTGTCGGGAAGTTTACGTCAGGAAAACCCGATTGCGCTGGCAAGTCTCGCAGTGCCTGTCGGTATGTGCGCCACTCGTCTGACATTGTTACATCACTGTTAGCCATCCAATCGCAAGCAGCTAGTTTATAATCACGTTTTTTTCGGATAGCTATAGCAGCACCGTAAGCAAAGTCATATTCTGAAAAACTAGCGTCCCAAGCCGCTTCCTCTGCGGCTGTAAACTGAACGTCTACCCCATCAATATTGTGAAATCTTGGCATAAAAGTTTCCTTACTTTTTAAATCCGTAAACACGGATTGTTCCAGAAGTAAAATTACCTCCTGACTGTGGGCCGAGGGCTAAATAAAATCGGACAGCATTAACTGCTGTGGTGCTTTTGAAAACACTATTTCTATTATGGTTATTGAGTCCGGGATAAGCATCACCTCCAGAAGAAACATACGAAGCAAATATAGAATAGTTACTTGTATTGTCAGGGCTGATAAGAACAATGTCACCATTTCTAACATTTGTTGCGGCAGTAGCGCCACCTCCACCCGAAAGTTCCATATATGCTCTATTTGTTCCATCTGCATAATACTGAGTACTGCCACTTAGGTAGCTGGACCCGCCGTTTGTGCTAACCAAAGCGCGAAGGCTTACGTATTGGTTCGCGGGTTTCAAATCAACTTTAAACAAATACGAACCATATATGCTTGCATTAAAACCTGTGAAGTTTAATGTCGAACTATTATTTGCTGTTAAAGTTGTTATTAGTTCTGTCGCACCCCCTCCCGCTTCAGCCCACCTCAGGCCACCAGTGTAACCCGATTGTGCAGTCAGCACGTAGCCATTAGTAGGTGCATTAGAAATCTGCATCTTAGCTTCATTGACGATAGCGTTTGCTAAATGTACTTGGTCTATTGAGCCATTAACGTAAGCCTGAGAGTCAATACTATTAGCCGCCACTTT